GTGCTTTAGATGCAGCTTCTAAACGTGAATTAGGCATCTTAAGAAGATTAGCTGACGGTATTGTGCAAATAGGTCGTAAATTCATTTCAATGAATGCTGAATTTTTATCTGATACTGAAGTTGTTAGAATCACGAATGATAACTTTGTTCCAGTTAAAAGAGATGATTTAGCAGGTAATATCGACTTACGCTTGACAATTAGTACTGCAGAAACAGATAATGAGAAAGCACAGGAATTGGCATTTATGTTACAAACATTAGGTAATAGTGTACCTATGGATGTAACTATGATGATTATGTCTGATATTGCTAAGCTTCGTAAAATGCCTGAATTGGCTAAGAAACTTCAAGATTATCAGCCACCTGCTCCAGATCCTATGCAAGTACAAATGCAGCAGCTACAGCTACAGATGTTACAAGCACAGGTTATGAATGAACAGGCTAAGGGTCAAGATAGACAAGTTGATGCTCAATTGAAATTAGCTAAAGCAGGTGTAGCAGAAGCACAAGCTCGTAAGATGAGTAGTGATGCTGACATGCTTGACTTAGATTTTGTAAATAAATCTACAGGTACTGATCATAAACAGACTCAGGATTTAGCTGCACAGGAGCACCAACAAAGTATGGAATTAGCTGCACAAGCACATCAACAAAACATTGATGAACATGCAGCAAAAGCATTGCTGGACTTCCATAAAGATAAAGCAATGCCTAAAGAAGACGCAAAATAATTAGGGTAGGCGTACCCATAACTAAAGGTAGATAAAAATGACTGAAGTAAACCAAGAAGCTCAACTAGCTGAAATTGAAATCTCATTAGAGCAAGCAAAAGAAGTAGTAGCTATGGGATTAGCATTACAACGACTTTATTCAAACCAAGACTTTATTAAAGTAATTGGTGATGGTTATTTTAAAGATGAAGCATTACGTTTAGTATACCTTAAAGGTGATAGCGTACTTGATGCTGAAGCCATGAAAGATGTTGATAATCAAATTACTGCTATTGGGTTACTACGAACTTATTTCCGTAGACTTATGGGACAAGCTCAACAAGCTCAACAAGCTATTCAAGACATGCAAGATATGCAGCATGAGATGTTGAATGGTGAAGATGTATGAGTAATGAAGTTAATTATTTAGAAATGTCTGACGAAGACATTTTAGCAATGGATCTAGAAGCCTTAGAAAAGGCTTCTAGTGAAGAAACTGATTCTAGTGAAGAAGTTAATACATCTGAAGAAGAGAACACTGTAGAAGAGTCTACAGAAGCTTCTGAGGATAGTACTTCTGAAACTGAGGGTGAAGCAGAGCAAACTACAGATACCAATCCAGTTGACGGACAGGAAGTAGCTGAAGAATCTCAGCAAAAAGATGTCTCTACCAAAGATGTCAAAGATGTTTCTGAACCAGAAACAATAGACTATAAAGCAGCTTATGAACGGTTACTAGCACCGTTTAAAGCTAATGGTAAGACTGTAAAAGTAGACAGCATTGAGGATGCTGTATCACTTATGCAAATGGGTGCAAACTACAATAAACGTATGCAGGAATTAAAGCCTAACTTACGTATTGTAAAAATGCTAGGGGATAACGGACTATTAGATGAAGACAAACTTAATATGCTTATTGAAGTCGCTCAAGGCAGACCTGAAGCAATTAAAAAGTTAGTAGCTGATAGTAAGTTAGATGCGTACTCCCTAGATGCTGAAACAGACTCTAAGTACACGCCCAATGATTACCGCGTAAATGACTCACAACTTGAGTTAGACGAAGTAATTAAGGAGTTACAAGAATCACCAGTATTTACACGTACTGCAACTATTGTAGGGAACCAATGGGATGCTGCAAGCAGATCTGCTATTGCTAACAATCCAAGACTACTTCGAGACATTCATGCTCATATTGAATCTGGTGCTTATGACGCAATTACAGCTGAAATTGAAAAGCAAAGAATGTTGGGAAGAACCCCTGCAGGAATGTCTGATTTACAGTTATATGAGCTTACTGCTAAGTACATGTTAGAAATGTACAACAAAGCCCAACAAACTCAAAATACAGCACCTGTGGATAATGTCAAAGAACAGCAACGTAATGCTAAAAAGCAAGCCCTAGCTCCTACGAAAAGTATGTCTTCTACAAAAAGTTCAGGTACTCCAGATTTTTTATCTATGTCAGATGAAGAGTTTGAGAAGTATTCTAAATCTGGTTTGTTTAAGGCAGTTTAAGTCTGTTTTAGGTTAAAAGGAATATTATTATGGCTATGATTTATGGTACAGGCACTAATTCATCAATCAGTGGTGCTAGTGCAACTCAGTTTCAATCACAGTATTACTACAAGAAAGCTCTTATCGATATTGTTAAAGAGCAGCATTTTATGCCATTGGCAGATGTACGTGCTATGCCTAAGAACTTTGGTAGAACAATTAAACAATACCATTATCTACCTTTGCTAGATGATCGTAACGTGAATGACCAAGGTCTTGATGCTAATGGTGCTACTATTGCTAATGGTAACTTGTATGGTTCATCTAAAGATATCGGTACTATCTCTGGTAAGTTACCTGCATTATCTGAGAATGGTGGACGTGTAAACCGTGTTGGTTACAAACGTCTAGAACTCCAAGGCTCTATTCATAAGTTTGGTTTCTTTGATGAATATACCCAAGAGTCTTTAGACTTTGATACTGATGCAGAATTGGAAATGCACGTTACTCGTGAAGCTCTTCGTGGTGCTAACTACATGACTGAAGCTGCTCTTCAGATCGACTTGTTAAATGCTGCTGGTGTAGTTCGTTATGCTGGTGTAGCTACTTCAAATGCTACTATTACAGGTGAAGGCTCTACTCCTTCTGTAGTTTCTTATACTGACTTGATGAAGTTAGGTATTACTTTAGATAACAACCGTTGTCCTAAGCAAACTACATACATGAAAGGTTCGACAATGTTTGATACTGCAACTATTCCTAGTGCTCGTAGTCTATTCATTGGTACTGAACTAATTCCTACAATTCGTGGTATGAAAGACTTGTTTAATAACCAAGCATTCATTCCTGTACAGCGTTATGCTGCTGCTGGTGCAATCCTTCCAAATGAGTATGGTACTATCGATCAGTTCCGTATTATCGTTAACTTGGATATGGCTAAGTGGGCTGGTGCTGGCGCAACTGCTACTGCATCTAACTTAGGTTACCAAACTACTTCTGGTAAATATGATGTGTTCCCAATGTTAACTGTGGGTTCAGGTTCATTTACTGCTATTGGTTTCCAGACTGACGGTAAAACTGTTAAGTTTGTGATCAAGCATAACAAGCCAAGTGATAATATCACTACTTTGGATCCTTATGGTGAAGTAGGTTTCCATTCTATTAAATGGTACTATGGCTTTATGGCTCTACGTCCAGAATGGATTGGTCTTGTTAAAACTGTAGCTCCTATTTAACAGAGCTAATTAGGTAGAGGGGAAACCCTCTACTTATTTACATAATAAATTAATTTAAAGGTAAAAGAATATGTCTGATGAAATGATGAATGAAGAAGTTGAACTTCAAGAAGAAAGTCCATTAGATGAACTTACTATGCTTAAAGCTAGAGCTGATCAACTAGGTATTAGTTATCACCACAAGGTAGGTCTAGAAAAGCTCCGTAAAATGGTTAATGATGCTATTAATGGTGATTCTGAAGAAACAGAAGAAGTTTCTGAGACACTTGTTTCTGAGACACTTACAGAACACCAACAACGTATGAAGATTCGTGAAGATATGATGGCTCTAGTACGTGTCAATGTGCATTGTAATGATCCAGCTAAGAAAGAATGGCCTGGCGAGATTATCACTGTGTCTAACTCTGTAATTGAAGCTAAAAAGTATGTTAAGTATGACACTACTGAGGGTTACCATATCCCTAATATTATCTATCTCGCTCTTAGAGATAAAGAGATTCAATTGTTCCGTACAATTAAATCAGCTAAAGGTGTAGACATTAAAGAGCCTTATTTAGCTAAAGCGTATGCTATTGAAGTTCTACCTCCCCTTACTCAGAAAGAGTTAGAACAGTTAGCTGCGGATCAACGTGCTAGACATGCTGTCGATTAAGTAAAATAAAGTAACATACCTTTTCACCTTCTTAATTGAAGGTGCTTTTTACATAAGATTTAGGAAATACTATGTCGATTACAATAAATACAGATGACTTTAAAGCTATTGTAAACAACAGCCCAATACCGAATACCTCTGGATTCTTTGTTGAATTAATGACTAGTATTAATGCTTATGTAAAAGGCGAATTTGATTCTGGGCGTATTACAGGTACAGAATATGCTACTGTGTACTTAGGAGCTATGCAAAGTGCTATTGCCCAATCAGTACAATATGCTTCAACTAAAGCTACTAGTGATGCTCAAGTAGCTTTACTTGGCGCTCAAAAATTACAAGTAGATACTGAAACTGCTAAAACAACTGCGGAAACAGCACTATTAACTAAACAAGGTAATTTATTAGATGCTCAAACATCTAAAATAGACGTTGAAATTAATAAAACAGTTGCTGAAACAAATCTATTACCTAAACAAGGTGATTTACTAGATGCAAAAATAGCAAGTGAATCTAAAACTTTAGCTGTAGCTGATCAACAAATACTACTGTATGCTGCTCAAGCAAAAGGTTTTGTTGATAAATCTAGAGTAGATTCAGCTAAAGTATTGTCTGATATATTGAGTATGCGTATGTCTCTAAGTAATGATGTTTCTACTGGTCAAAGTATTTCGGATGCTTTTAATAGTGCCAGAAATATACTACCTTATTAATTTGTTATAGTTTGAGTAGCTGATATGAGTGCAGTTATAGATGCTATTGGAAGTGCTATTACAAGTGTTTCCAAAGCATTAGGTATTAAAGATGTTTTAGATAATGCATTCAGAGGCTCTGAAATTGTAAACGCAGCTGCAAGTTTTAGTAGACTTTATTCTATAAAGTTAAATATCCCTATAATAAAACAAACAGCAATATCAGCTATACTTAGTAATAGGAATCTTGTAAATGATTTAATGAACATAATTCAAAAGACTCCTGCACGGAACATTGAAAAAGCTTATGCATATGCAATTAGCCAACAATCAAAGGAAACTTATGTATATTCTACAGATTACATAGCAGCAAGAGATCAGTATTCTCAAGCTACTATTGATTATACTAACTCAGTAAATGCTATTAAAGATACTGTAACATTCACAGTAGTAAAATCTCCAAATAACCCAGCAGCAACTTACTTAGGGTATAATAATTTACTAAATGCTTTAAATGCC